GATATATAAAAGGCCATAGGATAAAGAGTTTTATAATGGATTTCTGTTTGTATAAGATAAAGAGGATTAGAAATTGTATAACATAACCAAATTTTACAAGGCTTTATAATGGTAAGGTATCTTTTCACGCCAGAATAAAGGATTATAGAACAAAAAAGGCCTACCCCACCCCAAAAATTCACGTGCGTCTATTATATATATATAGGGGTGACATATATTTACAAAAAACCCTATCAGCTAATCATTTAAAATAAATAAGAAAAGACTTGACAACTTTAAAAAAGTTTTGTATAATTATATATAATATATAGAAATACTATTGCTTGTTATTATTGTTTTTATTAATATGATAATAATAAATATAAAGATATACAATAAGGATATAATGTTATAGAAGTTATAGAACATATAGAGTCTGTTCCACACTTTGAAAACTTGTTAGACTTAGATTTAATGTTAAAGTATAAAGTTAAACAGAAGTCTAAACAAGATTTTCTTACGTTTGTCAAACAAATGGCACCAATGCTTGTGTCAGACTTTAAGATGGGTAAACATATTGAAGTAATAGCAGATAAATTACTACAATTAGAACGAGGAGACATTAAAAGACTAATGGTCTTCCTTCCTCCAAGGTCATCTAAGTCTGTTATCTGTTCTAAATTGTTTCCAGCATGGTATATAGGAAGGAATCCAGAACATGAGATACTTACTGTTTCCCATAGTGACCAGTTATCAAGTGATTTTGGTCGTAGTGTCAGGGATATTGTCAATACTGAAGAGTTTCAAGACGTATTCCAAGGAGTGTCCCTACGATCAGATGTACGAGCTGCAGGAAAGTGGAAGACTAACAAAGGAGGACAGTACTACGCTGCTGGAGTTAGATCACAGATTGCAGGAAGAGGAGCACATATTGCAATTCTTGATGATGTCATGTCAGAAGAAGACTCCTACTCTGAAGCAGGTAGAAGATACGTTAAGGAATGGTACCCTGCAGGACTAAGAACACGTATTATGCCTAATGGTTCTATACTAATCATCAATACAAGGTACCATTATGACGATCTATGTGGATGGTTACTAAAACAAGAGGACAATGCAGGAGATTATCAAGTTATTCCTTGGGATGTGGTACGTATACCTGCATGGTTAGACGAAGAAGCTGCAGAATTGCTAGATCTTCCAGTAGGATCTAGTTATTTTCCTGAATGGAAGCCAGAAGAAGTACTACGTATAGATGAACACGAGATTAAAGCATCTAATGGTAGCAGATACTGGAATGCTCTGTATATGCAGGACCCTACACCAGATGAAGGTGGTCTTATAAAGAAGAAGTGGATTAAATGGTGGGAGTATGATGAACCACCACCCTGTGATTTTATAATACAAACATATGATACAGCATTCTCTACAAAAACTACAGCAGATTATAGTGTTATTCAAACATGGGGTATATTCTCTATGTATAACGAAGATGAAGAAGGACATGAAAGCTATCAAGGGAATCTTATTCTTCTTGGTAACATTAAAGGAAGATTTGAATATCCAGAATTAAGGCGCATGACGCAACTATTGTATCAGGAGCATAGACCTGACGTATGTATGGTAGAGAAGAAAGCGTCTGGTCAATCATTAATACAAGATATGCGTAGAGCTGGTATACCTGTACTAGAGTATCTACCTGATAGAGATAAAGTCTCAAGAGTCTATGCATCTACACCTATGATGGAGTCAGGTAAAGTATGGCTACCTAAAAATAAAAAGTGGTCAGATGATTTACTAGAAGAGATGTTACGTTTTCCTAATGCTGCACATGATGACCAAGTTGATGCAATGACTATGGCTATACATTATATGAAAGAGTCTTGGCATCTACAACATCCAGAAGATCCTGAGTGGGATGATGAACCAAAAGAAAAGAAAGTTGCTTACTGGAGAGTTTAGTGATATAATAAACAAATGTTATTCTTTTCATTAATCATTATTTATTGTCTATTGTTTGAGGTTTGTTTACATGGCAGATAAAAAAGGATTACGTTCTATAAAATATGGTACAGGTAAGCAAACAGTACCTAAAAATAATATGACAATAGAAGATATTAAAAAAGCAGGGTTATTTGGTTTAGATTTAGTATCACCAGCATATGATGTACAAGAATATAAACAAGGAGTAGAGCAAACTCTTAGTGGAGATCTTTATGGTATACCTAGAGCAGCAGCAGGTTTACTAGGTATGTTTGTTCCAGGATCTAAATATATAAGTAAAACAGCAAAAAAAGCTGCAAAGAAAGTAACTCCTAAAAAATCTTATCCTGAACCTACTGATAAACAAAAACAAGATTTTTTAGATTATATAACAGATCCTAATGTTGGTAAATATTTAAAGAAACAAGCTTTTGATCCAAAAGTTTATCCATCTCTTCCTATAGGAAAAGAATTTAAAGTTTATCATGGAACGAATAAACCATTTAAAGGTGAAGGTTTTAGAACTGGTACAGGAGTTTTGTTTACATCCCCAGATCCAAAAATTGCTGATACATTCTCATCAGGTTCTTTATATGTTGATAAAGCAAGTCAGATAAAAGGATCAAGAACATATCCATTAAGAGTTAAAGAAAATGCAAATATATTTGATCCAACAAATGAAAAACAATTTAATGAGCTTTTAAAAAATAAAAGATTTAAAGCTTGGGTAAAAAGAAATAATAAAGTATACAATGATGGTGCTCCAGATATAGGAGACGTACCTTTAACTGAAAAACAGTTTTTAAAATCAATTAAAGAAAATAAATTTTTTAATCAAGGAGCAGCAAATTTTATTGAACAAGAAGATTTACATCCTATATTAAAAGATTTAGGTTATGATGGTTTTACTATGAGAGAATCAGGAAGTACAAATGTAGGATTATTTTTAAATGATAAAGGTACATCTCCTGTGTTAAAAACTTTAGATCAAAAAAAACAAGGTGGCTTAATAGAAAACTTTTTAAGAAGCTTAACATAATATAACTTGCATTTAATATAACATAGTGTTATACTATACGTATACATACGATCCTAACGTAGATTATTATAGAGAGAGAAAATAAATGGCAATAGAACAGAATCCTTTTGAACAAATGCCAGAAGAAATTTCTAACATAGTAGAGATGCCACAACCTGTAGAAGAAGGAGCAGAAGGTCCTGCTTTTTATCCTGAAGAAGATGGTGGTATGACTGTAGACTTTACAGAAACAAATGTAGAAATGGAAGCTGAAGAAGAATTACAAGAGTGGTATGGAGATATTACAGATAAGCTAGATGATGCTGAACAAGAAGAAGTAGCAGCAAATATCATAGATACTTATACATCAGATAAAGAATCTCGTGCTGACTGGGAAGCTATGTTTGAGAAAGGCTTTGATCTACTAGGATTAAAGATACAAGAAACATCAGAACCATTTGAAGGTGCATGTACTGCTGTACATCCAATGTTAATAGAATCTGCTGTTAAGTTTCAAGCTAAAGCTATACAAGAGTTATTCCCACCTGCAGGTCCAGTAAAGACACAGATAGTAGGTAAAGCTACTCCTGAAAGAGAAGATCAATCTAATAGAGTTCAAGACTTTATGAACTATCAAACAACAGAACAGATGCCTGAGTACTTTGATGAGATGGAAAGAATGTTATTTCATTTACCATTAATAGGATCAGCATTTAAAAAAGTATACTATGATGCTAATTTAAAAAGACCAGTATCTGAATTTGTTCCTATTGATCAGTTCTATGTATCTTACTATGCATCTAATCTACGTAAAGCAGATAGATATACACATGTAATATATAGAAGTCCTGTAGACATTGCAAAAGATATACGTACAGGTATCTATAGAGATATAGAATTACCAGTAGCAACTAATCCAGAACCTACATCTTTTTCTTCTAAGATGGATACTATTATTGGATTATCTCCTACAGGATCAAATGATCCACAGTATACATTACTAGAACAACATTGTTATTTAGAAATAGAAGAAGATTATGCTCTTCCTTATATTGTTACAGTAGAAGAGCAGTCACAACAAATTTTAAGTATTCGTAGAAACTATAAGAAGGAAGATAAGAACCAAGAGAAAATTTCTCACTTTGTACATTACAGGTTCGTACCAGGCTTTAGTTTCTATGGATTTGGTCTCATGCACTTTTTAGGAAACTTAACCATGACTGCAACAGCAGCTATGCGAAGTCTAGTGGATGCAGGTCAATTCGCAAACCTACCAGGAGGTTTCAAAGCAAAAGGTGTAAGGATTGTTGGAGACAATGATCCTATCAGTCCAGGTGAGTTTAAAGAAGTTGAAGCAACAGGGCAAGATCTTAACAAGGCTATAATCTCTCTCCCTTATAAAGAACCTTCCCAGACATTGTTTAACATGCTTGGCTTTATAACTCAAGCAGGTCAGAAGTTTGCAGACAGTACAGAACAAGTTGTATCTGATGCATCTTCCTATGGACCTGTTGGAACAACTATGGCATTACTAGAAGCATCAAGTAAGTTTTTCTCTGCTATACATAAGAGATTACACAAAGCTCAAAGAGACGAGTTTAAAATACTTGCACAGATAAATTATGATTATCTTCCTTCAGAGTATCCATACGAAATACCTTTCGCAGAAAAGAACATCTTCAAGCAAGACTTTGATGGAAGGATTGACGTACTTCCAGTATCTGATCCTAATATCCCATCAAATGCTCATAGAATGATGCTCTCTCAGATGGCTCTGCAAATGGCACAGCAATCTCCTCCTGGTATGTTTAACCTTGAAGCTCTTAATAGAACTATACTAAGTGCTGCTAATCTACCTAACTTAGAACAAATACTACCACCTAAACAAGAGCCACAACAAATGGACCCTGTATCTGATATAATGGCTGCAACTAAAGGGATACCTATTGCAGCATTCCCAGGACAGAACCATGACTCACATATACAAGTTAAGATGATGTATCTACAAGATCCTCAGAATGGTGCTAATCCTATTATGGCTAGATTAAAACCAATACTTGAATCTAATGTACAAGAACATTCTGTATTAAAATATCAAGAGCAAATGAATGGTATGGCAAGAATGGCTATGGAACAACTAGGTCCAGAGCAAGCACAGAATCCTTCTGTAGCAGAGTCAGCTATGGCAGCAGCAGCACAGCAAGTAATGAATGCTAATATGGCTGCAGGTCAAGCAGAGTCTCCTGAACAACAAATGGTTGCCCTAGAGACAGCAAAAGTAGAACTAGAGAAACAAAAATTACAAGCTACTATGGCTAAACATTCTGCAGACTCTGCATTAGATGCACAGAAACTAGAACTAGAAGAAGCTAAGTTAATGGTAGATGCAGGTAAATCTGGTCAAGCTTCTATAATGAAAAAAGAAAAAGGTGATCTTGATAGAGCAAGTAAAGAAACAATGAAGTCTTTAGACATTATGGCAAAGTCAGTTCTAGCAGATCAAAGAGCTGAAATAGATATGGAAAAAATTCGTGTGAGTGCTTTAGAAAAAGTATCTCAAATGGAGAATCTGGATGATAGACAAAGAAGTTTTAAACTTATTGATGTCATGTCAGAATTATTAAAAGAAGAAATGAAAGGAGATGATCAATAATGCCAATGGGAAACAAAGCATATCCTGTGCATAAAGGAGTAACTAAACGAGGTTATCCTACTCATGTACCTAATGGAGATGGAGGATCTTTTGGAGATCCTTATTCTAAAGGTATAGATGATGGAGCAGTTTCAGTTAGACCTCGTGTAGGAGTGCTGAATCAAGAACCTGACTCTAGCTGGAAATACCCAGCACCAACTAAAGGGAGAAGATAACATGTGGAAATCACCAGTCGTAAAAGAAGTAGCTGTAGGACTAGAGATTAACTGCTATGCATGTGCAGAGATTTAATTTCTGAATATGGATATATGGGATGAGGTCATTAAAGAATATAATAATGAACTCGATAAACTAAGAATAACTGTCTCTAGTGGACAAGCAGAAGATTTTGCTCACTATAGACAGCTCGTAGGGCTTATTCAAGGTATTGAATGGTCTCGTAATAATTTAACAAACATAATGAAGAAAAATATGTATGATGAAGAGGATGAATAATGCAACAGGCACATTTAGGTAAAACTATAAAGAATGATATGTGGATTACAAATGAAGAAGAAGAGACTACTCCAGATATCCTCCCTGAACTTCCAGGTTTTCATGTACTCGTAAGACCTGTCTCAGTAAAAGAAAAAACTAAAGGTGGTATAATAATACCTAACTCAACAAAAGAAGATATGTCTTATTTAACAACTGTAGGAAAAGTTATTAAAATAGGTAATCTTGCTTACAATGATACAGATAAATTTCCTAAAGGACCTTGGTGTAAAGAAGGAGATTATATTTGCTATGCTAAACATGCTGGTCAAAAGATACAGTATAAAGAAGTTAAGATGATTTTATTATATGATGATCAAGTAATAATGAAAGTACAAGATCCTAAATATTTAGATCCTACATTTAATTTAAGTCACTAAGTTGCACTAGAAATTTTTTTAGTGTATAATAACAGTATATACAACGTAAGTCGTATGTCTCGTAAACAACGAAGGATTAACAATGGACAATGAAGAGTGGAATGAAGTTGATACAGAAACTTCAGAAGCAGAAAAAAATAAAGTAGAATACGAAGTAGAAGGAGAAATAGAAAAAGAAGAAAAAGCTATTCCTCTAGTACAAGCAACAAAAGAAGTAGCAGAAACTCCTAAAGAAGAAACACCACCAGAGCTTGAAGGTGTAGAAACTAAAGGAGCACAAAAAAGAATAAGACAATTAGTTAAACAACGTAGAGAAAGAGATGATCAACTAGCTCAACTAATACAACAAAATGAACAGCTTAATAGTAGACTAAAAAATACAGAACATCAATTTAATACTGTCAATCAATTAAGTTTAAATGCAAGTGAAAAACAAATAACAGATAAGTTAGAACTTGCACGTAATGCTTATAAGTCTGCTCACGAAGAAGGTGATTCATCTAAGATATTACAAGCTCAAGAGTTTTTAAACGAAGCACAAAATGATTTAAAATCATTAAGTTCAACGAAACAACAATTTGAACAAAGACCTGTACAACAACAACAAGCTGCACAGCAACCACAATACCAACCTCAACCTACTGCAGATCCAAAGGCAGAAGAGTGGGCAAGTAAAAATGAGTGGTTTGGTTCAGATCAAGTTATGACTGCTGCATCTTTAGCAATAGATGCTCAGTTAAGAGAAGAAGGTTTTAGTCCTGCAGATGTAGAATATTATACTGAAGTAGATCGTAGGATAAAAGAAACATTTCCTCATAAATTTAATGGGGAAGTTCGTAAGCAGGAAACAACGTCAATTCCTGCTCAAGTGGTAGCTGGTGCATCACGTAGCTCACCAGGTTCTAGTAAGAAAGTTAAGCTATCAAGAGAAGATATTAGGATAGCTGGCAAATGGAATATACCCCTTGAACAGTATGCCCAAGAAAAACTAAAGGCTGATAAAGCTGATGGTGAGTATACAACAATTAATATGCAACGTGGAGAAAATAAATGACACGAGTTAATAGTACACGTAGTTCTGAATTGAGAGAACAAGAAGCTAGAGAAAAAACAGAGTATGTATTTGAGGAACAAGATGTTCTTCATATTCCTCAAGCAGCCTTAGATCGTTTCGCCAACGAAGGCATGACACCAGGATGGGTAAGAATGACCCTTAAAGGTGTTGATGACATAAAACATTTAGGCAAGAAGCTGCAAGAAGGATGGGTATTTGTTGATTTAGCTGAAGTTCCTGAAATGAGTGCAACCTCTTTCGTGAGAGAGGATGGTAGATATGCAGGTGTTGTCTGTCGTGCTG